GGACTCAGACAACGGAGTATTTCTACACACGTACAGACCAATTAACGACGTATGACGCTGATGCTAAGCTTCTCGTAAAGGAAACCAAACAGTGGAGCCCGTCTTCGGATCCTGTTTCTGCCTGGCAAGAAGTCTATGACAGAAATGCTGGTGCGTATGTAATGAGTGCGGTTAAGTATTATGATGAATGGATAGTAAATAAGGAATATATGTCATTGTCTGGTTGGGGTGATAATGAAGATGATAGCATTAAATTCGACAATAAGACAATGTATAATAAGTATTTCGAACCTTATTCTGCATATTATACATCATATACCGAAGAAGGAACTGTTAGTAGTATGAATTTCAGTTTTAATACGCTAACACAACAATTTACTTATAGCGGTAAATATGATAAATCAGCACCAACTTCTGGTTTAAAATAAAATAAAACCCGATTTAAAATCGGGTTTTTTATTTAGTTCTTATCGACAATTAATGCAAATTCCGCATCACTATTATTTATACTGAAATCTGCGTGTTCAGCTAAGTCAGACTGGAGCATATGGTTTTTCGGATGTTTCATATGTCAGGTAATCAGTACCGAGAGCAATTTTGAAGTCTGCAATTTGTGCAAACAATGCAAGCGGAGTATGAACAAGTCCCTCGTCATCAGTATAGGGCTCATTAAATGTAGCACCCATTCCGAGTTCTGATAATATTGCCTGTGCACCACCAATTAGATTGAACTGGAAACCATTTGTTTCAGATTTAATAACTGCTACATTACCTAAATCGAATACACGATTTAACCAGGCATTTTCAGGAATATTAAAATCTTCATTATATTCTGGAGCAGGATTTTTTGGAGCCTTACCAAGCATAAGGTCTACAAGTTTTGTAGGCTTATAAACGGTAATTTCTTCTTCTACATCATCAACTACAACAGTTTCTAGTTCTGGAACATTAATAACCAAATCGATAGTATTCATTGAAGTTATGAGGTCAAGCTTTGTTACAATATCATAACGCTGAAGTTCATTGTTTTCGTTATAACCATAACAAACCAATGCTGGCGGCACGGGGTTGTCAATGTCATTCTTAGAAACAACTTCAAGATAACAGAAGTTAATACCAATCTGCTTACAGTAAGTACGTTTTAATTTATCTTCGATATTGAATAGATTATTATACGAATTTTTGGACGCCGTGGCATATCCAGTATTAAATAATGTATCGATATTTTCATCTACCCTGGTATCATCAATATTAAAGTACGGCTTTGTTTCCGGAGTATCACTATAAGTATGCGGATTCAAGAATTCTAGTGCATACTGGTTAGGCGCATCGTCAGAACCTCTATCTTCACCATAGGCATTATAACGTTCCCAATAGGAATCGTCAGCATGTGTATATTGAGCGTCTACAGTATTGAACGGGAAGAATAAACGGTCAACATAGAGTTTATCACCAATAGTCCATGTATGGTTCTTACCATTATCATCTGTTACTTTCTTAATAGCATACTTATCAAATAAATTCCAAGTATACTTATAACGTCTTACTTCTTGTTTTCCGCCGAGTTTGTCAAGCAAGAAGTGCTGGAAGTGCATGTCTGTATTGGTTACATGAACGTATGCGAGTTTTCTTAATACACGGTGAATCGGTTTTACTTTGAGGATGAGCTTTACTATATTGTAGGAAAGTTCATTGAATTCGCGGAAAGTCAAACCAGTTTCCATAACGTCAACGTCGAAACGGGAAGTTAGATAATAACGACCAATATCAGATAATTGCCCGCTAAGATTATAACGACTTGCATTTAATTCATCTTCACGTGCAAAAATTTCTGTATGGTCAAAGTTATCGATAATGTCACGGCTTGACCAAATTTCAACAAGCTTTACACAAAGGCCAACTTGGTTAAGAATAAACTTGATACCACGATATGTACCAGACATCTGGTTATAGTATGGGATATTCTTATAAATGTCCTTGATAAACGCGTTTAGTTCAAGACCTGTAATATCACGGAATACATAATTTTTCAATGCTTCGGAATCAGTATCTTGTGTACTGTTACGGCCTTGTTCGCTTGCCGTAAGATTCTGTGCACAATTTTGAAGTTCTGGGTCAGGAAGCTGTTTATTGCGGAGATAGAAATTCAAGTCATCATTATTTGGTTGAACCTGAATACCATATTGTTTACGATAAAGATCGATAAGCGGTGCTTCCATGGCTTTAATATCATTAAAGTCATTGATACGTGCGAACTTTTCAAGAATACTGATATGCTTACCGTTTGTAAGAGAAGTATAAACGGTATTGAAGAAGTCTTCCGTAGACTGGACGAACGAGGCATAGTTATCGTTCTTGAGATACTTCGGAACATTCTGCTTGAAGCGAATCAAACGGCCTTCAGTTGCACCAATCCATTCACCGTCCATGGCGGTAGCAAATGTTCTGGTTTTTAATGCACCAGAAATTTCACTATTATCTACAGCAAGCCATGCACTAACAACGACATAACCAGTTTCGGTTATAGGTCTGACATAGAATGACAAAGTACCGGTTTCATAATCATAGCCATAACTGGTCTTGTCGATAATTCCTATACTGTCATCTTCAAGTTTTACAGTTGGTTCAATATCAAAAAGGTCAGCATTCGGGTTCTGAACAATTACCCTGATAGAACCATCATTTGGCGGATAAATAATTCTGTTTTCAGGTACTGGATCAGTAAAGGTGATAATTAACGGAATAGCATCCGAAATATCACTTTCGCTGTCAATAGTTTTCCACTTATTTGTTGTATTGAATGTTGTAGTATTTGCGGCAATATTCCAGACTGTTACATAGAGTTGATTCTCAGTCAACATATCGTCAGTCAGGCTACTTTCATCAGTAATGATATTGAAAGTAAGAGTATAAAGTTCCGCATTACGGGAAAGCGTTATGTTATTGATATGTGTAGACGAAGTAATTGTATTTGTTTTACGGTTTACTTCGTAAATAATCTCACCTGAAGCACCAAGTCTGATACATAAATTACCTGGGTCTACTGGTGTCTTAGAATTGAAAATAATAGAACAACGGTGGTTCGTTGAAAGACTTGTATATTGAATATTAGAAGACTTTACAACAATAGGAACCTTGTCGATAAAAACGTTCTTTACAGAAGAACTCATGACAAATTTTGCAACATCACTATCGAAGAATAATGTTCCTGGAGGATATTTGGATTTATCCTCTTCTATTGGTTCATCTGGATATTCGACAGCATCATGACCATTTGTAGTAAGTGTCGTATATTCGAAATTCCAGGAGCCGTCGAAGGAATGCCAGTTAGAAAATATACCGATTGATGAATTAATGGTTAATGCCATATATTAGTCTTCCCATAATGCGATAGAGTCAAGAGAACGCTTGTCAAGAACAGAGAATTTAAGTTTTGGCCAGTCACGTCTGCACTGAGCCGCACAACTTCCGAGCATATAGATTCGGAGGATAATTGGATTATTGAGGATAATCTGTTCTTCGTTCTTGTTCATATTGTTGATGTGTGTATTAAGCTCTATCTTGTGTTTCTTCAACAGTTCGATTCCCTTGTTGATAAGGTAATTCGTGGCGAGCTTGATGTCTTCGGCTTTGCAGCTGTCAACGAAGGAGCTGTAGTCATTTGTCTCGATAACTGCTTTTTTGAAGAAATCGAAATCTTGTACAAGTTGGTTCTTACGGTCAGTAGTAAGGCCTATATTGTTAGAAGAGAACCATGTATCGATATTATGATAATTCCAGAGGAATTTCTTATACATCGCATATTTGAGTTCCTTAACCGAATCCTTGAAATTTACGGAATAGGTAAGGAAGTTGATATATTCGGAATTTTCATCATTGCTGATTGCGTTATTGATATATTCCTGGAATGTCTGTGTTCCTTCGACCTTGATAAGTACATCCTGCTTGTTTACTGGATTATTGGTCGAGTTATAGATTGTATTGACATTCAATGTAACCGGAATCTGTTTTGCTGTAGCGATACGCTTAAGGGTTTCGATAAGGTTATAGTAATCCGTAGACACATAACCTACGGTAATGTTTTTACAAATCACAGAGCTCAATTCCTTTTTTGTAAAAGGAATCATTGGGCTATTTATATTAAAAACTTTGCTGTTCAACATCATTATATTTATAATATAGAAAAGTCTAAATAAAATTTGGATAAAAAGATAAAAAGTGTTTAAATTTTTTAAAAATTTGCTATATTTAACGATATGAAAGCTATAAGTTGTGGTGTAATCATAATAGATGAGAAGACTCACATGCTCCTGGCATGTCATCCGTCGCATCATCCGTATATCTATGGTCATTGGGATATTCCTAAGGGCCATGTTGAGAGATACGAAGAACATTATGAGACTGCATTACGTGAATTATATGAAGAATCCGGAATTCGATTGAAGAAGGAGGATTTATACGATTGCGGAATGTTTGAATATACCAAATATAAGGATCTACACGTTTACGTTGCTAAGGCGAATGTTGATTTGTCCAAATTGACATGCTGCACATATTTCAATGTTGATGGTATGGATGTTCCAGAAGTAGATAATTATAAGTTGATTCCATATACTGAAGTTGACCATTATTATCGAAGTTTACGACCTATCGTAAAATACTGCCTTATCGAGTATATTAAGTCTCAGAAGCCTGCCGCCTGACAGGTTTCTTTTATAAATAATGCATGATTACAGTTGCTTCGAGAACACAATATTTACAGAAAGTAATGGTTGACGGGTTGCTTCAGTATGACCTGGCGTCATTTGATGCTGACGGTTATGATTTTGGAAAAGAAAACTTTATTGTAGTACGTGATATTGAAGAATGTAGACCAGATTTGATTTCCTTGCGTGCATACGGAACGATGAATTACTGGTGGTTCATTATGTGGTATAATGGAATTACAGATATTTGGAATGACTTGAAGCGTGTTCCAGAAAAACCATTAATTTTGAAATATCCTGATATTGAAGTAGTGCGTGATTTTCTGGCAAGTGTAAAGAAAGACAATACTGACGTTAAGGAAGAAAATGAAGATTAATTTTAAGAATTACATTACAGAGCTTAATGAAGCTCAAATGATGACCATTCAGGATTTGCTTAACAATTTCAGAAAGGTTTTCCCGTATTCTGATAAGGACCTTAGCGTTATTACATATCATGTGGACGGAAAAGATACGGAAGACATGGTGTGTACCGGTGTGATTCAATCTGAGTTTGAGGAATTTGGAAAGTATAAAGTTACGGTCAAGTTTCATAGGGATGATATTGAACAACCGTTCTCGGTAAAGAATATTGGTGAAGTATTCTGTGAATGTAACGCATTCCGTTATAACACTGCATATCCTGACGTTCAATCGAAGAATTTTTTTGGTCAGATTCAAGGTTATAACCGTATTCCAAATAAAGTGAGAAATCCAGAAAAAACACCATCTGTATGTAAACACCTTTACAGTTTTTTAATATATTTGTACAACAAAGGATTAATTAAAAATAATTAGGAGTTATAATGACTGCACGTGAAGTGACAATGAGTAATTTTCAGTTGAAGCAGATTTTTGAAAGTCTTTCAAAGAAAATCAATGAACCTGGTGAAACACCTAAGTATTCTTGGTTTATTTTCAAGACCTGCGAAATTCTTGCCAAGCCTTATGCTGACATGATGAATGAATTATACGATGAACGTCGTGAACCGGATTATCCGGCATTTGACGAAGAACAGCGTAAGCTCGTTCAAAAATATGCTGACCGCGATGAACAGAATACTGTTATTAGAGATGAACAGGGTCGTCCGCTTATTAAGGAAAATATTGTTGAATTTTCTGAAGAGAATGCTAAGCTTCTTGAAAAATATCCAAAGCTCAATGAGAATTGGAAGAATAAAGAAAAGCATAACTATGAAGTTTTCCAGAAAATGCAGACATTTACATTGACTTGTCTTGAAATCAATGAATTTCCTGCACATACGCCTCCGTTTATTGTTGGTATTTTTGGTTATTAAGAGTATTCTTTAGACAGAATCTGAGAAAATCGACCCGTTTGGGCCGATTTCTTTTTTATAAATATAGTAATGGCTAATAATGCATCCATACAGGCAAATAAGAATCTTATCGCTAAAGAAGCAAATAAACAGATGGGCGTTTATTCCGAAGTGAGTAAAGCGTTAAAAGAGTTTTCAAAACAGCTAAAAGAAAGCGAAAAGGCAAGCAAGCAAAAAGAGGGCGGCGCCAGCGGCGGTGGACGTGCGGCTAATCCATACACAGCCATTCAGAAAGCATTAACGACACAAACAGCAATACTTAGAGATATTCTTAAGCAGTTGAAGAGCATGCCTGGTATCGGATCTGGTGGTATTACATTAAATGGTCAGCAAAAAGAAATGGCCGAAGCTGTTAAGAAAACAAACCAGGTAAAAGGTAAGGTCGGTGGCGAATTAAAACTTGCACCATCGACTATTACTGAGCTTACATCGAAAATTGTTCCTGCTCAAACAAAAGCAACAGAAGCCGCAACTAAAAAGCATGCAGCAGCAGCAAGAACACAGCAGTTGGCCAGGTCATTTACTGAAAAGAAGCAGAAAGGAACAGCGGTAAAAGTAGCTAGCGGAAAAGGCGGTGGTAATATATTAAATGCTTTGAAAAAGATATTACCACATCTATTGACAGGTCTTAAAAAATTGTTAACTGCTATATTATCACCTGGTGTATTGATAGCGATGTTTATTTCTAGATTTTTACCATATATTATTCTGGGTATTGCATTCTTATATGGTGTATGGCAAGGCATTAAAGACTATATTATGCAAATCTGGGACGATATACCAGATTTACTAAAATCGGCATGGCAGGTTATAAGTGATGTTATCTGGGACGGTCTAGTATGGATAACTAAGAAAGTCATAGAATTCGGCGACTGGTTGACTGACAAAATCGCAGAAGGATTATTCTATCTTTATGAAGGTTTCTGTAAATGGTGGGACCAATTAGTAGGAATTATCGATTTCTGTATTGACTGGGTTAAAGATGCAATTTCTAATTGGGTTGATATGGTTGTAGAAATCTTTACATTCTGTAAGGATTGGATAGTTGGAAAGATAACCGCAATTTATGATGCTATTGCAGACTGGTGTAATAAAGCCGTTGAAGTGTTTAAATTTGCAGTTGACTGGGTATGTGACCTATTTACAAGTATAAAGAATACGGTTGTTGGATTCTTTACTAAAATTTGGGATAAGATTACTGGATTCTTCGGTGGAATAAAAGATAAGATTGCAAATTCCTGGCTTGGTAAGAAACTTGGCCTCGGTTCTAGCGATACCGTAACCAATAATAATAGTTCGGTAAGTAATACAACAAATGTTACAAATAAGGGTTCGAATAACGACGATGCATTGAAAGATATGACTAAGAAGATTTCCGCACCGATGAACCAGATGACAAAGCTTGTTGAAAACCAGGGTTTGATGCTGAAGAAAATGAACATGACACCGGTTCGTCAGGATGCTTCATTTAATACAAATATGACACCGATGAATGGCAATATTATGGTTTCGCCGAATGATAGTATTGAATCTACACTTGTTCAGCAGACAGTAAATATTGCAAATACTCAGCAGACAAATAATAAGGAACTTGCTAACGCATTTAATAGCGGTATAGATAGATTAGTACAAACAATGAATGATAACTATGCTGCAAGTCTCGTAGACCGTCAGAATATTGTAGTTCCAGGGAGCTAATTAATGCCATTTAATGTTTATAATTCAGTAGTGATGGAACATAATTCACTCGGGCCGGAATCACCGGCCATGAGTTCCAGGGCATTTTGCTTATTGGAACGTACCAAGATGACATTGGAGCCAGGTGACCGTACAGGCCATGAAGGATTTTTTAATATTCGTGGCATTGCGAAGGATGTTCCACAGGTTAGCTATTCAACTTCGTGGTCATTGGGTGCAGCGCCATCATTAGCTAATAAAGTAAATGATTTATTTAAAAATGACATGTTTAAGATGATGGCTTCATCTAACAGTAGTTATAGACCTGTTTTGCTTACTGATGGCTGGACACAGCAATATCCTAAGGAAGGTGCGAAACTGAAAGTTGGATTACAGTTTCGTTCATATCCTTATGAAATGTATAATACTACAGATTATTTTGAAATATTCAAAATATTATTTAGTTGTTCTGCCCCTAGAAAATTTGGTTTTGGTGACAATATTACTGTATTACAAGATGCAATTAAGTCGACCGCTAAAAAGGGTTTACAAATTGGTGATATGATTGGTAATATGCTTGTCGATTTTAATGAATTACGTAAGAAACCGGGAGCATTGTCAACCACAACACTTGATCAAGTCATGGATGTTACGAAGAAGCTTGATGCTGAGCTTGCAAAATTGGACACAGAAGCAGACAAGCTGGCAAAAGTTGAAACTTACGATGTTGAACTTAGTAAGATAACAGACCATAAACAAAGACTTATTTATGAAGCTGCAATGTTGCTTACCGCGGTAGAAACAATTACGGGTTCGAGGGAAACCGCATGTCCGAGATTTACTTTTGGATATGGTAATATTTTTGACATTGGCGGATATGACTATTGGGTAATTTCGGATTGGTCTTGTAAGCCATGTGTAAATACTACGATAATAAACGGTAAAATATGTCCGATTTATATTGATTTTACTATAAATGTACAAACCGCTGGTAAAATCGGCTCTAATGATTTGGAAAAAATGTTGACAGTAACATCATCAAATGTTGTAAAGAGAGAATCTAAAGCTGGTCAAGCAGCTACACAAAATGCCAATTAGGTATTTGTATCTCTATAAGGTAATTGGACATTATCCGATAGAACATAGTTCCACTGGTCGATAGAATATGTCTGGTCCAGTGCACAAGTTAAAGTAAATTCATAATATACAGGGCGTTGAATAAATTCAATAGAGGAACCAGTATCTACTTTTATTGTGTTTATTTCTTGTGATGCTTTAACATTCCAGTCTTTTACAAATACTGTCAATGGACGTTTGAAAAGAAAATTATCATAAAGATACAAAGACCACAATTTTTCACCCATGCAGTTTAAACGGTTAAACTCACCGAAAACTCGGGTATGGCCATAACGTAAAGTTAAAATATCTGAAATATCATTAGCTAAGTCGTCTTTTATAGTATCAAGAAAAGACATCATAGAATCTAAGTTTTTTTCCAGGTTTGCTGTTTTTGTAGCAATATTAGATTCTGAATTTACTTTTGCAAGACGATTATTATAATCATATTTACTTGTATTTGCTTTGTTTTTTGTGTTTTTTCTATTCTGGTCTACGACATCATAGGCATTAAATAGAGCCTGACCGATACCAACGGTATTTTTAACACCAGAAATGATATTGTGGATATAGTTTCGAATACTGGACTGGTTTCCAGTATTGGGTGTAGCAAATAAAGCCAAGGCTTTTAACCATATATCTGGGTCAGTCTGACCAAGCGTATCGGCGGTGTATATTTTAAACTTGAGCTTTATGTCGCTATTCTTAACGCCATTCCATATATCATTGGTCATTAAACCAGATTTAATAATGTTTTTGAATGAACTATCAACAGCGCCGAGTTCAGCTGCAGCATTAAACATATCGTTACTTATGAACTGTTTAAGATTGTCTTGTGCTACATTACCAGGTCCTTCAGTAAAATCAAAACCAAATGATAATTCGGGTAGTTCTTCAAGGAGTGCGGTTAATTTAATATAATACGTATTCTTTTCTTCAACCAAAGCGTCTGTTACAATACCAGAGAAATTGGTTATTTTTGTTACACCATTATCATCTACTGGCTTTTGAAAAGCATAGTCTTTGGATAATTGTTCGATGGCATCAGTTGCATCAAAAGTTACTAAGTGAATACAGGAATTACCTATGCCCTCTTTTGATGATTCATGAGCATAGTTTTGACCAAAGCCATAATTATTTGTTGGTGTATATCCGAAAACAGAATTGAATCTTCCTTGTATTTCGGCATCATGTGCAGCTTGTCCGCCTGTTCCTGCCATGGAACCAGCTGCGGCGGCGGCTGCTGCACCTTTGACACCAACATTAGATGGATCTAAATATGATGGCATTTGAGACATCGTTATTCCTCGTAATTTATTTCGTCAACTTCATCACCGTCAAATTCCGGTTTCTGCTGGTCATTTACTTCAAAACTTATATTATCTGTATTTATATATGGCAATGAAGTATAACAGTAAAGCTGACGGGTATAATACAGATTTTCTTTTAGAACATTATCTGGATAATCACCGGTTCCACCGCATGTTTCACAAGGTGCGCCATCAACTTCACCAGTTCCGTTACATGTCGGACAACGGCTTTGAACAATATCCTCTTCTTCATCATGAATATGGACGTAATCTTCAGTAGATTGATGATTTCCGACAATCAGACTTTCTTTTTCAGTAAACATGTTGAAATGCTTGAAAGTCATATCACTCAAAAGATTTGAATAAACCCAAGACTTATCGAAATAGATACGTTGGACTGTAGCGCCTTCAAAGATTGAACTAACATCTTGGTAATCTATTTTTACATTAGGAACATTGATTGAATAAAAACCAACCATGTCATCTACTTCCTGTTCGGTAGAAATAATGCGATAAAGGAGTGTGCTCTTATGTCCATCTTCAGTATCTTTAATTTTTTCCCATTCTTTCTTAGAATATGTCTTTGTCGAGTAGATATAGTTGTAACCATAGTCTACTTTGACATGAGTATAACCATTCCAGAAGTAGTAGGCAATAAAGTTACCGTTAAGAATATAGAATACGAGATTATTAGCAGCAGCATTATAGAGCTGGCTATAAGCGACATCCAGTTCTTCACCCGGAGCTTCTTCAACGTCATAATGTTTTCTGACAATATAGTTGAGATATGCTTCTTCAGTAGAGGAACCTTTTTCTTTTACCTTGCTTTCCAGAACTTTACCGATAATATCGAGAGCCTCAATATCTGATAGGTCAGGTACTTCTTTCGGAAGCTTACCATCATATTCTGTAAGATTCTTAAATTCGAATGCTTTAAGATAGTAGTAACGAATTACCGATTTCGTACCGGCACAGCAACGACAACGACCATAGCAAGAAGCACGGTGTTCATGGTCAATATCATTTATAGAAGGACAAACATATCTCTTCAAAGAATTGTCCTCTAGCAATTTATGCATGTCATCATCAGATTCAATACTTTTAATATTGCAATCGAAGATACTGAGTTTACGTTTATTACCACAGAAAGCACAATCTATATCATCCATGCCATTACAGGCAGGACAAACAATAAAGTCATTATGCGTGTCCATCTTAGTATAGATAGAACGTAATTTCTTTTCGTAAAGAATATTCATAAAACCATGATATTCTTTTTGTGATTCAATGGTATCAGGAACAAGTTTAATTTGCTCATCTGTACCTTCAGTATCACGGTATGCATACATTAAATGATCCTCACCATACTTATGGAATATATAGTTTTCAATATATGTACCATAATTTGTCTGGTAATAAGTAAATACACCTTCTGGGTAATTGTTATAATTGTATTGTATTTTTGGGAGTAATGCAAGGCTTTCAGCACCAGCACATGAATAACCATATTTGGTGGTAAACGCTGGCGTATTAGTAGTTAACGATGCCTCAACAGTAATTACAACATCATCATAAGAATATGGATTTTTAGATACATCAGTTGAATGTACAGCTTCATGGTCAACATAATCAAAACAAACTATAAGACGTTTATTTTTGATTGGAAATTGAATATCTGGGAAATGATAATCGTCAATATATGCCAAAAACTCTTCGTCAAATGTCATTGGCCATTTATAAAGCATTTTAGTAGGATCTTCCGGGTCAACATATGCTTTAATATCTAGTCCCTTTGCATAAACATATTTTGGGTCTCCTAAAAGTGTTATATTGCCATTTGTTTCATAATCTTGTAAGGCTAAT